CCGAGTGCAGCCTCAACGCTCCAACACCTTAACCACTAGCGACAATCTCGGTGTGGTGCTAGATGATGGCTCGAAGGTGTATATCCGGAAATTGACTCCGAGAGAGTGTTGGAGATTGCAAGGGTTCACGGATGAGCAATTCGATAAGGCTGCTGCTGTGAATAGCAATTCACAATTATATAAACAGGCCGGCAACGCTGTGAGTGTGAATGTTGTGGCTGAGATAGGTAAGCATATTATGGAAGTAGAAAGGGGCAATATATGAAAGATTTGGCAGCGGTTTTATGTGCGATAGCTGTGATTATATCTCTAATTGCATTTGCATCAATGTGCATTGCGATTATGTTGTGGTTGATAGGTTTGTTTGGAGTTGGGTTCGAGGCTGTGTGCCGGTCATTCTCCGTGATGGTGATTTCCGGTGCTGTAGCTGCTGCATCTAGCGTGATGATTGGATGTGATTTTTGATGCTGAGTGTTAGCGATTTATGGAAATATGGTATCGAAGAGTTCATGATCAGAGATGTTCCTGTTGGAAGGCCGGAATTGACTTTGACTTGCATCGATGGAATAGATAATGACCAACTAAAGAATGCGGTAGAATATGCCAAAATGATAGCTGATGAAAGGCATTATCGCACGTTTATCAGATTGAAGGAACGTGATATATACAGAGTATATGAGGCAAGTGATATTATTTCCATCATATATGTAAATAATCCTATCCCTCATCTAAGAAAAGTTGAAAGATTGCTGCGAGTACATTTGAAATAGAGGTGATATAAATGGCAAATTGGTGTGAAGGTTGGGTTAAGTTTAGAGGCTCAAAAGAAAATTTGATTAATTTCATTCGGTCTGAGTTCAATGGAGCGCATCCGGTATTTGATGAGAGGTTCAACGAATTATTTCCGCATATTTTGGTAAGGTCTACCTTCTTAAATTCGTTGAGAAAAGCATATATCAGTAGCAATGATCTTACCGATTCAAATGGCGGCATCTATTTAGATGAAAATGGTGTCGGTGTTTTTATAGCCAAGATAAACCATGCATGGAATGTTCATAAGCAAGGATATTCAGAACTTGCAAAGAAATATAACTTGGATATCAGAGGAAAGTGTTATGAGTGTTGCATGGAATTTGCAGAAGAATTTGAGTATAACTCAAATGGCGATGAACTTCTTTTTTGGGTGCATGAATATGATGATTACACATGGGAATGTGAATGTCCAAATCTAGGGGGTTAGTATGATATCAAATCGAGAAGGCAGAGAGTGGCTGCTTAAACAACTGTATGATAAAGGAATCAAATATATAGTTTATCTTGGAGATATATTTGGTTATGTAGGTGTTGAGAAAAAACCGGAACAACAAGAAGATGGTTCCACATTATTGCGTGATGAATATCATCGACTTGATGCTGTGTTAGAGATGCTACCGGATTTTAATGAACCGAATTTTCTTGATATAGGCAAATATCTAGGCATTACGGATTGGAGTGCAGTTGTTGTTGATACACCTGTATATGTAAAGCCGCATAACAATTCTGTATGGTGTAAATATCACTTTGCTAAATATGAAGATGGGAAAGTGTATGTTTGGGCGCTAGGAACAACATCATGGTCAAAAAGTAATGCCCATGTAGCATACATTCCTGTTGTTGATGCTCGACTAGGGGAGAGTGAGAAACCATGAATACCACATATGTGCCATATCTTGACTGTGGCTGCGTTGAATGGACTAGGGATAAAGAGATTATAGGTCTTGCGAAAGCTAAAGAGGCCGGCCTTAAAATGGCCAAAAAGTGTGGGCGAGATACATTCTATTTGGCTGAGTGTCAACAATGGTTCCCTAATGTTTCAAGCGTAAGCAAGGAATTAATCGCAACTATCGATGAACAGGCGAGAGATGAATTATGCGACACTAAAGTTGTAAAGATGATTACATCAAAAGAGCGTGATGAGTTAGATGCCGGCATGAACCGGTTGGCACTCCAATGGCTGCTCAGAAATGGTCGAGTGCCTGATGGGGTTAGATTGATAAGGGAACTCGAATATAAGGTGAAGAGTAATGGAAGGCCGGTGTTGGTAGGAAATGAATATTTTGACTAAGAAACAAATTGATGATCACAACAAAATGGTGAATCGAATTAGTACGATGGTTATGGTGTTTATGCTTATTGCGAGCATTGTGGGTGTATTGGCTATGATATTGCTATTCAGCTATGGTGTGCATCTGATTTGGTGGTGATTGAATGGGATACATTAAACCACCGGAACCGGAACCTTTTAAAATATCAGATGAAGAACTATCAAAGATTGTGAAGGTGGCAACACAGACAGCAATCGAGGTGTATCGCAAGCATAATGAGGATATGTTGGCCAAACGCAATGAGAAGGCGGTCAAGAATACAGTTGTGCTGCTCGAAGGATATGTAGCAATGAAACAACATTGTATGAATGCAATCGCTAAGAGTGAGGAAACACTCACACCATCTGACTTGCAAGCGGTACTATATGAAGTGTTCAATCGCAAGGGATTCCTTCAAATAGAGTCAATTCTAGCGAGCAAGCGAAGGACTGAACTCATTATTTACCACATCGATGAGATGATGAAGGTGTATAAGGAATACTGCATCAAGATGGATAGACCATATTATGATTGTGTGCATGATAGGTATATCGATAGTCTGAGTATCTCTGAAATCGCTGAAAAGCGTGGCACGAGCGAAAGGAATGTGTATAATTGGCTAAATGCAGCAACTGAGGATTTAGCCATTTACTTCTTCGGAGCCTATGCTTTATAAAAGATTGTATACAATAGAAACCTTTCAAAAAGTGTTCATATACACCTCTTTTGAATAGAGTTATAATGTTATTGGTGATAGGTGAATTACACGTTTCATTTATATCCTCCTTTCTTAACGACACATAATGCAAAGATACCCTGTATCGGTTACAACCGCCGATATGGGGTATTTTTGCGTTCAATTACATATTTCCATGAATGGGGGTGAGTGTGTGAAGGAGAAAAAGACATATGAAACAGGTCGAAAAGGACTATATAAGAAGTGGCTTGAAGAGGATAACCTTCTTCGGTTAGAGGGATGGGCAAGAGATGGCTTGACTGATGTTCAGATTGCTCACAATATAGGCATTCACATAGGCACTCTCTACGAATGGAAGAAGAGATACCCTAAGTTTAACGATGCCATTAAAAGAGGCAAGGAAGTAGTTGATATCATTGTTGAAAATGCATTGCTAAAAAGTGCATTAGGATATAGCTATGATGAAGTTACGAAAGTGCGAATCGATGATGAGGAAAGTGGTAAGAGCGAGATTGTGGAAGTGAAGAGGGTTACAAAGGACATGGCTCCGAACCCTACATCCTTAATCTTTTGGCTAAAGAACCGCAAGCCGGAAGTGTGGCGAGATTCTAAGAAGGTCGATGCCAATATCGAAGTGAATAATCCGTTTGATGGAATCGATACAGCTGATATAAAGGCGCTGATTGATGATGAATAAGGAAAAGATTATACAAGCAGCAAAGAAGGAACTCGCAAGAAGGGAGTTCTTTTATTTTTGCCATTTTATGGCCGGTGATTTCTATCGAAAGGATAGAGCCTATCTCGTTGAGTTGTGTAATGAGTTGCAGTCCTTCATAGAGGGTGATGAGTATAATGTGCTGATCATGAATATGCCACCTCGACATGGCAAGAGCAGAACAGCGCAGATGCTAACTAAATGGCATATAGGGAATAACCCATCAGCGAAGATTATGACAGGCTCATACAATGAAACACTATCCAAAATGTTCAGTAAATCTGTTAGGAACTCCATTCAAGAGGCGAAGGCTGATGACAATATCACAGTATTCTCTGATATATTCCCATTCACTAAAGTGGCTGTAGGTGATGCACAGGCTCACTTATGGAGCATTGAAGGTCAAAACAACTCTTATCTAGCTACATCGCCAACCGGTACTGCAACAGGGTTTGGCTGTTCACTTATGATTATCGATGACATTATCAAGAATAGTGAAGAGGCCTATAATGCCAACATCAAGGAAGGGCATTGGGATTGGTTCACTAATACGATGCTTTCACGATTAGAGGAAGGCGGCAAGATAATCATCATCATGACACGATGGGCATCTGATGACTTGGCCGGAAGGGCAATCGAGCATTTTAAGGATGATCCATTATTCAAGGCAAAAGTAATCGCAATGAAGGCATTGCAAGATGATGGCTCGATGCTATGTGAAGAAGTCCTATCTAAAGCATCTTACGAATCTAAGGTGAGGGCAATGGGTGAGGATATCGCAAGTGCCAACTATCAGCAAGTGCCTATCGATTTGAAAGGCTGTTTATATCCGCAAATACTCACCTATGATGAGGTGCCAATGGATATGAATGGCAATCCTGTATTCTCGTGCATCAAGAACTACACAGATACAGCAGATACCGGCAGCGATTATCTATCGAGCATCACATATGGTGTGTACAACAACGAGGCATATGTGTTGGATATCGTCTATACAAAGGAATCGATGGAAATCACAGAGCCGGCAGTAGCTGATATGTTATATCGCAATAATGTGAATATTGCTGATATAGAATCCAATAATGGTGGGCGAGGGTTCGGCCGAAATGTGCGTGAGATATTGCTCAATAAATATAACTCAAACAAATGTTCTATAAATATGTTCCACCAAAGTGGCAATAAGATTGCTCGTATTCAATCCAATGCCACATGGGTGATGAATCATATATATTTCCCTCGCAATTGGCGAGATAGATGGCCTCAATTTGCGAGCGATGTAATGAAATACCAAAGGGAAGGCAAGAATGCTCATGATGATGCTCAGGATTCCCTAACCGGTATTGCCGAGAAGATTAATGCACCGCAAATCAAGAGCGGCCGGATTAATATTAATTAGAAAGGATATTGAATGGCAACAGAATTTTCTAATTCAAGAAGTGGTGAATATGAACTGCTGCATGATGCATATTATGGTAGTGGGATGTTCGCCAATGGTAGTGCAATCACGGCCCACACTCGTGAGAGTTCGCAGTCGATTCAATTTAGACGAAGTATTGCCTACTATCTAAACTACACAGGCCCAATATTGAATGCCTCTGTAGATCCGATATTCAAGGATGATATCAAAAGGGAATACAATAAATCCCAAATGTTTGATGAGTTCCTTCACAATGTAGACCGGCAAGGCACTACGCTGCAAGAGTTCATTCGACAAAATGCCACAATGGCCAAGTTGTATGGTGTGATGTATATCGTTGTAGATAATGTGAGCGAGTTCGGTGAAACATTAGCTGATAACTTATCGAGCAGAAATATGCCTTATCTCACAGCAGTTGAGCCTAAGAATGTGGCGAACTATGAATTTGATGATAGTGGGAAGTTGAAATCCTTCTCTTATACATCCAATTTATTCAACTCTGATGGCTCCAAGATTACAAGGATGCATACATGGACACCTAATTCTTGGGTGATTAAGGAGTTTGGTGGCAAGGTCATCGCTAGTGGCGAACATAATATTGGCAGAATCCCAATCGTTCAATGGTTCGGTAGAGCATCTC